ACTAAGCTTCCTCCGAAATATAGTCCAATAATTGACGCCATTAAATGCGTATCCATTGGTGTTATCACAACACCTGCGTACTGTCTGTCCACAAGCATTTCTTTCTGTTCAATTAAAAACAGAAAACCTCTACTAAACTCTGTCCATGTCAAAAATACTGCCGTGTCAAAAAACACTGGTACTATTTTTGGCCACACTATTATAAAGAAAACTGCAGTAAGTGCAATAATTCTTCTTGTAAATTGAAAACCTTTATTCTCGTATGTGCGAGCTTCACTAATGTGTTTCATTTGGTTATTAGCTCTTGCTAATAACATCTTTTGTTCATCTTGTTTTGCTTTAATACTTTGTCCCCAGATAGTCATAAAACCACCTAGTACACTAGATCCAAGCATTGTAATCATTTCTACTGGTAATCCAAACATATTAATTCTCCACTAAACTAACTATACCACCTTTGGCAAATGGTTTTCCACCTGACAAAAATGCTTGGTTAACTTGTTCTTGTAAACTTCCTGGCCCTATTCTTGCTCTTTGACGAACTTGTCCTTGTGGTCCCATGTTGTAGGAAAAACCTCCACCACCTTGGCCACCGCCGCCACCACCGTAACGATATCCATAACCACCACCGCCGCCTCTACCAAAACCGCTGTAAGGGTCATAAATACCACGATCCACGAAGCCTTCTACTAACTGACCATTTTCATATAAAGCTCCTGGTCCTGCTATATATTGAAAACCTGTAGGAGAATAACCTTGCGTGCCTGGAAGGTAAGTGCTGTAGTAAACATCAGGAACATTAGTATAAAACATTGCACCACTAGATCCAAGTCCTACACCTCCTCCTGCTACTCCATACTGTTGATTGTAATCTTTTAAAGATGCAGCGTATTGTTCTTGCGGATTACTATATCCACCGTAAGCAGGTTCGTTGTAAGGAACATAAGCTTCTTGTTCACCACCACCGTAACTGCCTCCACCATATGGATTGCTTTGAGGTGCAGGTGTTCCATAATTAGAAGATGCTTGAGTATTAGTACCACCTGAAGTGGCCTCCATGTACTTACCAAAATCTTTTCCTCCGCCTGGCATTATCTTAAATTTATCCTACTTGGTTCTTGTTGTATTTTTTGATTGTTAATAAAATCTAATAATTGTTGAAGTTTAAGTGAATCTCTTCTGCCTTTTCTTTCAGCATCATAATCATATCCGTATCTTGGTAAATCTCCTCTACCTCTACCTTCTTGGTATACAATTTCAGGACCATATTCAGGGTATGGTATTAAACCAGGATATAAAGGTCCTGCTACGTCTGCCATTGTCGGTCTACGATTAGGATCGTCTCTTGGTCCAATAAAATTAGTTGAGTATTGACTCATAATGCCTGCTTCTCTGTTAGAGTCATCAAACGGCATTGGTCTTTTTGATGCTAAAACTATATTACCATCTCTATCTTTTTCATAAAAAGCACCAAAGTCATCTTCTACATAATTATCTTCTGGCATATAAGGTTGATCTGGGTCTGTATCAAAATCTAACCCTTCCCCTCTGTCATAATAAATTTCTCCCGTGTGAATATTAGGTAATACTGTAGATTTTCCTGGACCTTCGATAACTGGTGTTGAACCAGGATGTCTATCCATAGGTGCACCCATACCAAAAGTCTGTGCTGCATAGTCTTGCATCTCTGCTTCGTCTGCATCAGCAGCTCCTGTTATACCTACTTTATTAGACATATCTTTTCCAAAGTCAGAAACTTTATTAAACATTTCTTTTGCCGCCATGCCAAGTAACCCTCCAGCCTCACCATATTTCATGGCAAAATCTTGAATAGGGTACATTGTTGCGTAAGCATTGGGTGCAGCGTTTCTAAGCATATTACTTTGATTAGAAAATTGTCGTTGTACGTCCAAAGGTGCCATACCTTGACGTTCACCTATTTTGTATTTATCAAAACGATTGTATTGTCTTCTTACATCTTTAAGTTCGTCTAGGCGTGGATCGTTTTTTGCAAAGTTAGGTGCTTGCGATTGCAAGTTCATCATACGATTGTAATTCTGCATCTCCGGCCCCTGATTAAAAGGGGTCGGAGTGTTTTTACGTTTTAAATATTCTGACCTTTTGTCTATCACTAAATAGCTCCAATTATTACTATGACAACTAATGCGACGATAGCCGCCTTAATCCAGTCCTTAAGTTTCCAGTCACTCCACTCTTTCAAATGAGCCCATAAATCTTTTAGTAACTTCATATTACCTCCTATTTGCCTTTTTTAAGGCCACCCTTACGGTAACCTTTTTTAACCTTTCCACCTTTCTTCATTGTCATTCTTTGACCTGTTGCACGTGCATGCTTTGTTGCTTGCTGCGCACCAGCAGAAGTATAGGGAAATGATCTACTACCTACTTTTGGCATATTACCTCCTAATGTATTGTTGGTTTTGGCATATCCTTAAAGAAATGCAAAACTTCTTGTTGGTAATCAAAACTTTCAGCAACAGCCACAAACATTTCTTTTGTCTGTTCTGTTCCTAAAGCTTTTTCATACATGTTTCTTGTTACAGCCATCAAAGCTCCACAAACCTGTAAATAATCTTCACTACATTTTATTTCGCTTTCTGCAGCTTCTTCTATTTTCAGCATTGCGTCCCTAAGCTTGGTTAGTAGTTTTTTTGTTTGTTCTGTTTCCATTATTACTTGCCTTTTGTTTCATAGCCTCCCTAGTGTTTGCCATGTTCTCTTTTAGTAATGCCATCGCCTCTGTAGAGTCCTCTTTATTAACATCGGCTGCAACTTTCATCAAGTTAATAGTTGTGTCTGCTTCTAATTTATCTCTTTCAATATCAATTTTTTCTGCATCAAATACCATGTCTTTTTGCATCTGCATTTGAGTTTCCATAGCTTTTAAGTCAATTTCTTGTTGTTTTAATTTAACAAGTGGATCTTGAGCTTCTTTGCTTATTCTAGCTTCTTCATCAGACGCTAATTGTTTTGTCATTTCTGCTTCAATTTTTGCTTGTTCTGCTGCTTGTTGATTTATTAATTGATCCATCTGCTGTTGTAATTGTTGTACTGCTTGGGGGTTTTGTTGTGCCTGTTGCATTGCTTGTTGTAACTCTTGAAACTGTGGTCCGTATTTTTCTTGCATTTGTTCACTCGCCATTAATGATATGTGTTCTGATACATGAGCTTGTAACATTGCATATAACTGCGGATTAATTTGTACCATTCTTGTAAACATAAATTCTGCATGTGCAGATATATGTGACATATGATCTTGCATAGGAAACGGTTTTGGTTCTTTGCCACGCATTGCACCAGCGTTTTCCATTGCAGGTGACATAGGTTGTGGATTGCCTGGATCTGGTAGTAATAACGATTCTACATTATCAACACCCATCGCCGCATACATTCTTCTATATGCTTCACGTAAATTGTGTAATTGTGGTGCAGCATTAGCAAGTTGTAATTGTTGTTGTGCTAATGTAACACGTTGTGCCATAGAAAATATGTTAGGGTCAGATACAGGTAGTATATCTACTCTGTCATCAAAATCTTGTTGTTTAATCATTTGGTTTCCACCAACAACCATGTAAGGATATTGTGGTGGTAAATAAATAGAGAATACTTTTGCCAATAGTTTAAATTCTATTTTTTGTGCATAGTGTAATCGTTTGTGTATTGCACTCATAACTTTTGTGCCACGCTCTATTAATGCTAGTGTTGTGCCTACAGGATTTTGTTCGTTGCCTTCACCCATTTTCATGTCTGCTATTGCAGCAAATGATTTACCTGCATCAACAGCGAAACCTAATAATTGAAATAATACAGCTGACGGTTCCTTGTATGGAAGCATCATTAATGATTCTTTTATTGATTGTCCTGTTACATCTACATCTCTAAACTCACCCGGTTGTAAAGGTTCATCGTGATCACGTATACGCATGCCACGTGCCTTAAAACCTGCTGGTAAGTTAGCAAGAGTACCTGCATCAATTAATTGTCGCAAAGCACTTGTTGCAGTTCTTGATAACCCACCAAGCATGTGGATAAGACCAAATCCATAAAAGCCTAATCCAGGGAGGAACTTATAGTGTACAAAATAATGGTTCTTCATAAAGTTTAGATCACCTTCTTTGTAATTTCTTTTTATTGACAATATCTCTTGTGAGTATTGATCAATAGAAACTATGTAAGGTAATTTAACCCCAGACGTATCTTCAAATCCTGGTACGTCTGCATTTATATGCATTTCCAATATTGTATGTTCTTCATCGCTAGAGCCATAATTTTTTTCTGCTCCATCTAATTCGTCTATTTTATCTGCAACGTCATCAGAATCAATTTGTCCAGTTGGTAATTCTATGTCACGGTAAAAACCTTGTAATTGTTGTTTACGTATATCGTTGCCACTTGTTTTTATAATGTGTGTAATTCTATCAGCTGATTCTAAATCAGTTGCCATGTAGTTTATAACAAGATCTTCACCTGCAACAAATTTTGCACAGGCACGTTTCATCAAACCATCATAGTAAACTTTTTTAAATGCAGAACCACACAACGGTAAATAAAACAATAACTGGTCCATGTCTGGATCGTATTCTTGCATTACCTCTGTTATTTGGTAATTCATAAATTCTTGCACACGCTGTGCTTGTTCGTTTGTTTCAGGTGTTTCTACACCTACAACTTGAGTTCGTACGGGGCCGCTTGGGGGGAGAAGTTCCTTATACGCTTGGGCTTGAAACTGTGTAACAGATTCAGCGAGTAAGGGATGTACGACCCCGGACGCTCCTTCGAATGGTTGTGTGCGGTCTTCATATTTGAAGCCTAGCATATCAAGGCCTTTGATATAGGTATCTTCCCAATCTTTCCTTGAATCACGATCCGATTCGAATTCAGCTAGTAGATCACTTGCAAATCTACTTAATTCATTATCTTCTATATATTCTGCTAAATTAGCATCATGTGGTACTTGCGACAAATCTATTGGTGCGTTTGGATCTAAATTAATTTCTGCACTACCATCTTCTAGTAGTTCTACGTCAGATTCAAAGTCAACACCTTTCTCAGGATTAATTTCTATTTCCTCACCAGTAGGTTCTATTTCTAGTGCACCTGTAAGTGCTTCTAATGCTTTATCTATATTGTTTTTATTATTATCAGCCATTTACAGCTATTCCCCCTCGTTTGTATGCGCCCAATCCTTTAGAAATTCTATCTATTGCTTGTGGATTATCCTTTATAAGCAACATTGGAACTTCATAAGCCCTATTGTTGTCATCAACTATAACAGATTTCATAAATTTTGCACCACTTTTTTTAGACACTTTTTTCATTGCCCCTTCTGCTATTGGACCGTAAGCAGTTATGTTACCTATGTAATCTCTACTGCCCACTGATGTGCTTCTATTTTTTATTGCTGGTGTTGATATGGATATGCCATCATACCCACCTTCTTGTGCTGTTTTAAGTGCATACTTCATAACAAACTCGTTATAATCTTCTGTTTTAGAGTATGGTCCTTGAGGTATACCACTATTATCACCAGAACCAGCTGCTGCTCTTTTATCTGCAATAATTTTTCTTATCTTTGCACGCTCTCTGTTTAATCTTGCTAGTCGCACTTGTGTTTGTTTTGTTTGTGGCATTGATAATAAATCTTCTATCTTGGATTGTATTAACATCATTTGTTGCTCGTTTGCATTATCTGTCTCTCTTACCAAATCACCACGCTCTGCATATTTTGATTGTCTTAGATCATCGCGGTATGCACGTTGGTTTGTTTGTCCTGCTGCCTGTGCTTTTTTAACTCTTCTGCCTGCAGCATTTACTGGTTGGTGCATATCAGATTGTATTTCTTCTATGTGTAATATTCTTCTGCCAAATTCATCTGTTCTATCAGACGTACGCATGTGTACAAAACCATTATTTCGTTGTGAAGTTGTTAAATTAAAATCATGCGCGTATGTGTATGATGGTTCTGTATTACGCAGTGATCCTGGTTTGTGATTGTACTTAAATAAAAACTCACGGTAGTTTGATCCACCACCCATTGTTTGTTGTCCACGATAACTAGCTTCTCTCGCATACTCTTTAAATCCTCCAAGTCTTACACCAGTTGTTGATGCAATTTCTTGTAATGGTTGTTTTAATTCGTACGGAAACTTTTGTGGAAATCCTTCTGTAATAGAATTAGCAACACCAAAGTTTTTTTGCACTAGATCTTCTATAGTTGCAATTTCTTTTAGTATTGCATCTTTGTTATTATTATTTACTGCTTCTTCTAATGAAGGTATTCTCATTTTCATACCACTTAAAACATTTTTTAATGGTCCAGGTCTATATGCTTGTAAATCTGTTTTTCGGTAAAGTCTAGTAAGTGCTTTTGATTCTTTTACCTTAGGTGAGCCTAATGATATTACATCTATTTCAGGTGCAAGCTTTGTATCAAACTCTTCTATTATCTGTGCTTTTGATAATGTCTTATTTCCGTTTCTAGATAAGTGTGTCGATAATTGTGTATCATTTAATTCCATGTCCTTAATAGGATTGTGTTTTGCAAATGGTCGTTTTAAATATGCTAGCCATTCTGATCCTTTTGCAGACTCCATTGGTGCATCTATAAGTTTCTCACGTGATGACCAAAACATTGCACCAGCTGTGTCATCTTCCGGGAATTTAGCTTTTTTTGAATAACTTGTACCTATGGTATACATATCAGCTGAACCACCAGCTCGTGCATCATCTCTTAAAAAATTTCTAGCTGCTTTTTCTGTATCAAAATCTTTTATTGGCAAACCAGCTTCATCAAAAACTGTAAACGGTTTATCCGGGCGCATTGGTCCTTGCTTTTTAGGCCCTGTTATTTTAGGAGAGTATTCTCTTAACTTGCCTATTACTTTTGGTGCTAGTTTCTTTACCAGTCCACCGCCGACAAAATTTTGTGGATTAGCTTTTATTTCTTTTACTGCATCACTAACTGTAAACTCTTTAGCCATGCCACCTTGGTTATATGATTTATAAAATTTGTGTGCACCATATTGATCTATATATTGAGGTGCTTGTGATAAACCAAAATTACCTTCAGTTCCTGGCAACGCAAAAAAATCTGCCCCACCTGTAAAATCTTGTTTGTTACCTGCTAATATTTCACCGGCATAATTGTAATAATCATCATATGTTTTATTGCCTGTGTAATCTTTAAAAAAATTTGTTTTAGATTGAGTGTAAGGAGAAAATCCTGTTGAGGAAGAAAGAACACTAATTATAGGGCTAATGCCTTCTGCTCTATTAGGCATGTATATACTAGGATTTTGAGATCTATTATAAATTACATGACCTACACCATATCCTCCTTGCGGATTTTTATCATCCTCTGCCATCATCATACGTGCCATTGCTTCCTGATCAGACATGTTTTTTATAGCTTTAAATCTTTCACCTTGTCTTCTGGATATTCCGTATTCTCTGTATGCATCACGAGATGCATCACGAGGATTAGGTGGTTTGTCTTTTCTTTTTACTTGAATACCACCTTTATTAAAACCGTGTATGTTGCCACCTCTAAATTGTGATTCAAAATCCATTTCCATTTCTTCGTCTCTTAAATTTTTTAATCTTTTTTGTTCTTTAGCTATTTGTTTAGCTTTTGCTTTTGTGTTGAATATGTTACCAGATGGGGAAAAGGAATCAATAAAACTTTCGAATAAGTCTGTATAGTCACCGTCCTCAGGCAGGGAAGCAAAGTCTTTCATCTTTTCACTACCGTCACCACGCATAATGCCCATCTTTCTTTCGAACGCTTGCATCTGTGATGGTGTAGTTACATCCCAAGTAATTGGATCATCTTTTGCATAATCTTCTGGTGACGTCATGTAATAATTCTCATCAACTATTTCTACTTGTCCTGTTTTCTTATCTATGTAGATGTGTTGGTTATTAGCAAAGTCATCGCGAATATCAAACTCTATGTGTAGGTCACCGTTTTTTTCTTTTGTCATGTTAACAGGAACTTTGTAACCATCCGAGTTTGTAATTTCATATGATTGTGTATTTCCCTTGCTACCATAATTTCTAATCCTAGTGCCATTTGCTAAAGTTCTTCCCATAGTATTTGGTCCACTTAATTGATCTAATACACCTACCATTGATTTAATCCATGGTGGTGCACTTCTTGTTATTGTTTTTGTTGCAGCCTGGGCCGCTAGCGGCGTTAATTTACCCACAGGCATTGCTGCAGCAGCAGCTGTGGCACCAGTTTGTTTCATAAATTTTCTACGTGACGGATCAAACTTTGCACTGTCAATAATTTTTTGTAATCCTTTTTTAATTAGACCACCTTTTGATAAACTATATTTGTCCATTAAATCATAATTAATAATCCTACTATCTAGTTCTTGTAAATAGTCATCTCTTCTTTGAGCAATTTCTCCTCTAGGTCTTGCTCTGTTTATTCCTCTAGGTTCATAAAAAACATTTTGTATATCCAAAGCTTTTGACAAATCGTTTTGTACAGGAATAACGTGACTTATTTCTGGTCTATCATCTTTTGTAAGTATTCCAATTTTTTCACCTCTTTTTATATCAGCAGCTCTTACATTTCTTTCTTTTAACATTTTTCCCCAAGCAGAATTATCTACTTGTTTTATAACATTCTGTACTACTTTATCTTCTGGTATTTTTGCTGCTTTGCCACCTTGGATAGCTCTATTGACTTGTAAAAACAAAGAACTTCTTGCATTAATACCACTCATAGTTTTACTTTCTGCTAATTTT